AAGGATGGCGAAATGCAGTTGGTGAAAAAATGGCTAACTATATTTCTGTATCTGCTACAAATAGAGGTAAAGCAACTCACAAATTAATTGAAAATCATTTAAATAATGAAGACGACAAAAGTATAGGAACAACAGCTGTTGTACCTTTAGGTCTATTCAGACTAATCAAACCATATCTTGCAAGAATAGAAAATATTAATTGTTTAGAAGAATACCTATATTCAAAAGAAATAGGTGTTGCTGGTCAAGTTGATTGTATTGCAGAATACAAAGGTAAGTTATCAGTAATTGATTTTAAAACCTCTACAAAAAGACGAGACGCTGATTATAACTATGGTAACTTTTTACAATGCTCTGCTTATGCTAAAATGTTTGAGGAAATGTATCCTTCAAAAAAAATAGAACAAACTGTTGTACTTGCTACGTGTGAAAGTGGTGAGGTACAAGAATGGATACACGGTTCGGATAAAATAAAAGCACATCAAGAGCTATTCTATAAACACACATCAGATTTTTTGCTTAGACATAAAGAATCTTTAACACAAATTGCATAAATAGTAATATGAAAAAAATATTACTAGGTTTCTTAATCACCTTATTCTTAAGCGTATCAGTTAATGCTGAGAATCATTTGCAACCACCTTTAGATTCAGATGGTGAAACATTTAATTTTTACTGGACGCAAATGCCAGCTGTTTGTGGTCCTAGAGCTGATGTTGCAGGTTGGATAACAAAACATGAATTCACACCAGTAAGTGTTAGTTTTGGTAGAGAGAATGGACAAGCAGAAGGACAAGTTGTATATGTGGTTACAGTTTACATAAATCCTGGTTATCAAATGATGGCAATTGCAGAAACACAAACAAGTCCAGATCTATGTATTTTATTTCGAACATTTGATTTACAAATAAATCCCAGTTTAACAAATCCAGGTTTACCATCATAAGCTTGACTTTTCTCTATAATGTGATATAATTATATTATAAGTGAGGTTAAATTATGACAAACTCAGATGAAAAACAAAGAGCACAAGACGCCACAATGGAAAACGAAGGTAATAGAGACCTTTCACCAATGGTGCAAATTTCAATTAAAGAATACGATAAATTAAAAGAACAAAGAAATTACATAACAGATCCTAGTTTAATTGCAGTTATAGATAAACTTGAGGAGTTAGTAAGAGCTTTAAGAAAACATATTGTTAGAAAGTTTTAGTAAAATAATATGACAATAGAACCAATCAATGAACAGTAAAAAATTTGCTATGACTATTGAAAAAATAGTTAGAGAAAAAAAAATACCTTATATGGATGCTGTATTAAAATATTGTGAAGAGCATGATATTGATACTTCTAATATAAACGCATTAATAAACAAATCATTAAAAGAAAAAATACAATTAGAAGCAGAGAAATTAAATTTAATTGAAAAATCTAGTACGGCAACTTTACCTTTATGACGAGTTATGACGCTTATCGCTTATATCTTGCTATTAAGTTACATTTTACTACTGAAAATTATGACTTCTTTAAACATAATGCAAAAGTAAATTCCACACTTAATACATTTTTAAAAAGAAATGATAGGTTCTTTTTTCACAAACTTGCAACTAAATATAACAACGAAGAATTAATGATGTACTTTGTTTCAAACTTTTTAGAAAAAACCAAAACATGGGTAGGGGATTTAGTAAGAGAAGATGGAGAAAATACTTACAATCGTTGGAAAAAATACAACGAAGCTTTTTCGTACAATTTTAGAGCCGATTGTTCTACTATTCATAATTACATTGACAACAACTCTATTCATTTTAATGATATTTTCACATGCGATAGCGGACAACATCCTAAAATGTTACGCCTATTTCTTTCAAAACAAATCAGGATTGAAACAATCATCATATTTAATCAAATACTATCGTTTCTTAAAAAGTGGGATAAACAAATATCGGAATCTGTTGTTTGGCCTGATATTTCCAAAAAAATAAAAAAGTATTCACCATTTGTAAAATATAATTTAACAAAGTGTAAATTTATTATGAAAGAAATATTTGTATGAGTAAAAAACCATGGGAAACAGTAACTATACCCTACACAAATACTTATTATGTATCAATAAGTCCTGATATTCACAAATTACCAAAGTCATATGATAAAGCAAAGAGACATAAAGATGAAAATGGTGATGAATATGTTTACATAGATAGAGTATATGGTGGTTTATATGAACAACATCTAACACAAAAAGATGGTACAGAATATAAAGGTAAACTTTATCATAGTGGAAGAAATACATATACAGCAGACGGTAGATGGTTTGATAGTGGTGGTTTACCCATAGAAAAACCAAAAAAAGATAAAGATGATTAAATATTTTGACGAAGAGTGGCCAAAAGAAGAAGAAATGCTAAAGATTGGATTAGAACAATCTAAAAGACATAAAAGAGAACGAATAAAAAAAGTTTTTTGTATAGGTAATGGCGAAAGTAGAAAAGACTTTGATATTAAACTTTTAAAAAAACATGGTAATTTATATGGTTGCAATGCCATTTATAGAGATTATGCTGATTTGATTGACGTTTTTATAGGTGTAGACCTAGGCATAATGCATGAAATGTATCATAGTGGATTAGCACAAAAAAAAGATTGTTACTTTAGAGACTGGACAAAAATACCATCTAACTTATACGATAGTATTGTTGAAGGTATGCTTAAAAAACAAAATATGAATAGCCTTGATGATTATAGTAAAGTAAATGAAAATGAAAAAGAAAATTCAGACGAGTTTGTTATTCACAGCTCAATATTAAATGGCGTAATATCTAATAAAAATGTAAATAACTCCCAAGTTTATATATCATGGATAAAAAAAAATGACAAGTCACATGACATAAGAGATTGTGATCCTAACTTACGAGATAGAGGTTGGTCTTCTGGTCCAGGTAGTGCTCATATCGCTATAAACCGAGAACAACCAGATGAGATATATTTAATAGGACAAGATTTACAAAGCGATACTGGTAAAGTTAATAATGTATATAAAAGCACAAAACATTATACCTCAAAAGACGCTGATTTTTCACAAAAAGCTTTAGGTAGTTGGATTAAACAATGGGCAGATATAATGAAATCTAATAAAAATATCAAGTTTTATAGAGTAACCACAGATGATAAAACTACACTTACAAGTCAACCTATAAGTGATTTACCTGATTTGATAAACATAACTAAATCACAACTGCTTGACAAATTTAAATAAACCTGATATAATGAAATTATGAATGCTAAAAAAATAATAAAAGAAACTAATTGTGATTATAAATAATAATATATTTACAAACAATAAGTACAACAATATATACAAAAGGATACATACAAATGACAAGTGCATTAGAACAATTAAAAAAGTCAAAATCAAATTTTGATATTCTTACAAAAAAGTTAGAGTCAACAATAGATCAACCCGAAAAGAAAAAATCATACCAAGACGACAGATTCTGGAAACCTGAACTTGATAAATCAGGTAACGGATATGCTGTATTCAGATTTTTACCTGCTATTGAAGGTGAAGATATGCCATGGCAAAGAGTCTGGAATCATGCTTTTCAAGGACCAGGTGGTCAATGGTATATTGAAAACTCTTTAACAACATTAAGTAAAAAAGATCCTGTTTCTGAAGAAAATACTAGACTTTGGAATACAGGCATAGAAGCTGACAAAGAGATTGCTAGAAAAAGAAAAAGAAAATTATCTTACTATTCTAACATCTTTATGGTTAGTGATCCTAAACATCCAGAGAATGATGGTAAAATATTCTTATTCAAGTTTGGTAAAAAAATATTTGATAAGATAACAGAAGCCATGAATCCTGCTTTTGAAGATGAGAAGGCAGTTAACCCATTTGATTTTTGGGAAGGTGCAAACTTTAAATTAAAAATCAGAAAAGTTGACGGATACTGGAACTATGATAAATCTGAATTTGAGCCAGTCAGTAGATTAAAACCTACCGATGAAGAGATTGATAAAGTATGGAAATCTCAATATGCTCTAAAACCCTTCATTGATCCTACTAACTTTAAACCTTATGAAGAACTCAAAGAGAAACTAAATAAGGTGTTAACAGGAACAAGAAGCACGGAATCCGTTGAAGATATAGACCTCCCACCAGTCAGCAATGACTTGCCTACATCTTCAATAGGAACTGTGGAGAAAGAGGAATCTTCTAACGACAGCGATGACCTGTCGTATTTTAGTAAACTTGCTGAAGACGATTCCTAAAATCTATCTCTCTCACTTTCTCAACAAGGGTGCCTTTAATTAGGCACCCACACTTAACAAGAATAAACTTGTTAAA